AGTTCAGCTATGTGTCCCTCGTAGGTTACTTCATGTTTTCGTAATCTTTCTTCTCTCAGTTCTCCCATATACTTGACAACAAGTGGAGATAGTTTTGGGTTTGTTAGTTCTGATCCTTCCTGTCTAGCTCTCTTTGGGCTGTATCCAGCTTTGATAGCTGCCTCTGTTTTAGTCATAGGCCCGTTCTCATCACCGAATACATAGCACTCAGCAAATTTCATCTGCATTTCTGTAAGTCTTTTTGGTAATCCCATGATTGACAATTTAAGGTAACATAGTTATAAAGTCAATAATGTTTGTTAAACATCTACAGGAATACTTAGATCAATTTACTGATGGTAAAAAAGGTAATGCGATATCTAACGCAAGAATTTACATAGACGTCAATGGTCATCTCGAGGAAATAAAAAGAATTGAAGTGCAAGAGTCAAATATAATTGGACATAGTATGATTCGTGTAGTATTAAAACACACAAGACAAAAGTTAATTATCGCTCCTAAAACACCAGATTAGAAAGCACTAGTTACCTTGAAACCCGAGCGAAAATTATATGCAAAAATTAAAAAATCTATACCTAAAATCTCATGGATCAGGCTTGAAAATAGTAGCTTACACGGCACTCCCGATCTATTGGGTTATACTGTTAACAGCCACTTTTTTACACTAGAACTCAAAGTCACAAGAGGTAACAAGGTACGCTTTAGTCCACATCAAATTGCGTTTCATGTGAAGCATCCACACAATACTTTTATCTGCATTGAGCACCTCGGTTCGGGATGCTTGAAACTTTTCCGTGGTTCGAGAATCAAGGAGCTTGTAGCTTGTGGCTTCAAGCTTGACGCTTGTTGCTTGGGGCTTGACGCTTGTCGCTTGCTGCTTGAGGATCTGTGAGCTTGGCGCTTGAAGCTTCCTCTATATCACAGTGTGGAACTGTTTCATCTATAGCTTGCTGCTTGAGGCCCGGACCAGGACGCACGCTTGTTGCTTCCGTCGAAGCTTCGTCGCTAATGGCCTGATCCAGTTTATTACGTAGCTTTCGTAATTCTTTATAATACTTTGGATGTCTAAACATTTCAATGTTTACCGTATTTAATTGTTTTTACTTCAGGATCCCAGCATGCTCGACAGTCCCTGCATTCGTTGTCTTGTTGAGCTGCGGGACATGTAGCGCCAGCTGTCACCACTTCAGAAGAGTTAGGCCACGACTGAGGCGCCCGCTGGTTCACCATGGGCGCACTGAATCGTATGACTAAATTGTCTGGCTTGTCTGTCAGGTGATCTTTGATCCAAGCTTCTCTGGTCGGTAACCAGTGACGCTTAGTTGGCGTCAGTCTACAGACAGCATAAATTTTATTTAAGTGATCCAAATCCTGCACGTCTCCTGAGTCATGCCATCTAAATACATCCGGCTTTTTACTATTGATCAGGTGAGCCATTGCCTGAACCCATTCCGGTGACTGTATAGCTGCCAGTCTTCTGTACTGTGCATCCTGAACAACCTTAAAAACATAACAACCCTTCAGAGCATAACAGTCATAACAGACTGAGCCCTTCACCGCTTGAAGCTTGCCTCCAGTCTTGCATTCCTTGGCCGGTAAACCTATCGACCAGCCAGGCATTTTTGAAGGCTTGCTCAGGCTGCCGCCTATAATCTTTAATGCTTCACTCGTTTTCATCCACAATCTGGTACTCTAACCATCCCTCCGCTTCGTCAACGCCCATCATAAAATATTTGAGCTGTTCTTTTGTTTTAAATTTATAAGTTTCTTTATTATTTGGGTCTCTGTCTGATCCCCATATTATAGTTATTTTTTTAGTCATTTATTTCTCCTTTATATTGTAGGATAACATTATAATTCAATCTTGTCAAGCTTGCGGCTTGGCGCTTGCAGCTTGCCGCTTGCCGCTTGTAGCCATTGGCCTCTAGCCATCGCCAGTGGTTAACTAATATTCTTATACTTTGTGCTCCCTGTTTCCTGCTCATTTTGCAATCTCTTCATGTGGTAACCGATCCTGATTCCATGGGCCATGAGGCCTCGCTGGTTTGTCTTCGTCCCAGACGCCTTGGACTGCAATGTGTCCAACAGTGTAGCCTGCTGCCTTCAGAGCTGTTCTTACCACAAACTCCGGATCCAGCTCAGGTTCTTCTTTTTTTCTCCATTCGATGTTGATTTTTATTTTCATATATTTCTCCTTTATTATCCTTCAATTTAACACAAAGCTTGAAGCTTGTCAAGCTTGAAGCTTGGCGCTTGCTGCTTGTAGCTTTCAGGACCAGTGACGATTTACGATACACGAAGCCGCGCGCATATGCTGCTGGTGTATCCACGCGCACTGATCCCAGATCCATTGGCTAGTTGGTTATTATCTAGAATACCTATATCTCCAATAGACCAGAGATCAGCTTTGGATGATGCCCAGACCATACCTGTGCATTTAATACTATTGTATGTCTCGTCCAAATCTGATCCCAGATCTCTCACGCTGGGAGACTAGCACCCATTCGGAGAGATCAGGGATCAGTTCTGGTTTTCGTTCAAGGTTAACCATCCAACTACAACCAGAAGTTGTCCCATTAATTTAAGTTTAGACAATTAAATTAATATATCCAATATAATACTTGACAATCCTACTGTCAAGTGATAATTTTAAATTATGCAAACAAATAACAGAAAGGCATATATGACTACAAAAAAGATAACACTTAACGCAGAAAAGCGAAAAGTAATTGCAGATCAATTTCAATCTTTTTATGAAGATAAAGTAAAAGATAAATTGGTTCAAGCAAAAGAACAATACGACATCATGCGAGAGAAAGCAAAAGTCGCTATTAATAAAGTCGTAAGATATCATCAACCACAAGAAGATGTTGACACAATTAGAAAAATGATTTCTAAATACAGTTCTAGTGGTGGCGACTTGTATGAAGATAATTGTTTTTATGTTCAAAATCCAATCACAAAAGTTGATGATGAGGGAGACGAATATACTGACAAACAAGAAGTTCATGTAAGATTTGACATGGGTAGAAAGTTTGCAAGAGCATATTATCGAGATGAGATGAGAGCAAAAAATCTTAATCCAGATTATAATTTGTCTATTGATAATGACTACTCAAAAAGAAATCCAAAATATTATAATGACGAAAGCGCATGTAATAAATTTTTAGGTTTCAGTACATCTTCAAATGATGATAAGTCTATCACTACACCTAAAGCAAAATGGGAAAACGATTTTAAACTTTGGGTAATTGGAACATCTTATTGTCATTCAAGACAGTTCAAAGTTGATGAAAACACTTTGGAATTTTTTAAGATGTATGTTCAAAGTGCTGACAATGTGATTAAAGAACATCAAAACTTATATAGTTATGTTGAGGGCAAAATGAAAACTTTAAGATTAGGTTTAAAATCTTATAGAACATTTGACCAAGCAAAAGCACTTGCAGATAAAGTCGGAGTTGTTTTAAATGAAACAATGTTGAATGAAAGTTCTAGTTTAGCATTATCAATTTACAGTCCTGATAATCTTGCAAGTTTATTGGAAGATAAAGAAGTTCTTACAAGAGATCAAAAGATTGCTATTGCAAGAAAACAAATGGCACAAAATAGTTTAAATTAACTATTGACAATTATGGGATTATCTTATAGGATAATCCCATAACAGAAAGGCATAAATGACTAAAACATTCTACATAACTTATTGGGCTAACAAGCACAAAAAGCACATAACAAGACAAGGCAAACATGACGATAAGTCTAGGTATGGAGTTTCTAAAAATGGTACTGCATATTATGTTTATTATGATCTAGACGCACATGGATATAGAACTGCGTCAGGTAGTTGGAAAGTGAGGCACTAATGTATTTACCAATGGAAATAAAACTTTTAATTTTGTTTATGATTGCAATGTGTCTTTGGCAAATGGTAAAAAAATCATGAGTGATTACAATTGGTGCCATGGTCCAAGTTGCCATAAACATCACACACAAGATAGAATAAGAGGTGTCAAAGGTTCAAAAGTTTTAAGAACCAAAAAAATAAAATCCTATCAAAACAAAAGTATGTTTGGAAATGGTGGCGGCACTATTTGGGATTACTTTTGTAACCATAGATGTTTAATGGATTTTGTTTCTAAACATACTCAGGCAATGCTTAACATTGAACCTAGGTTAGAGGCTCTTGAAACTCCAATCGATGTAGTTGTAGAAACTAAGTTCGATTGGCAAGACAATCCATATAAAATAAAAGTTATAAAAGAGGTTGACAATAGTGAGAGTGTAGGATAATCTAGGACTATGAAAAATAAAATCAAACTACCACACGGAACATTATCAGTTGACGCAAATGAGTTTGTAGTAATTGATAATGTAAAGAATGAGCCGACATTAAAATCGGCTCAGGATTTTGTAGGTGGATATGTTGAGGGAATTACTTTCCCAAATGGTGA